GTGTTGAGGGCCTGCGCAGCTCCGCCTGCTCAGTCGTTATAGTACGGTGTTTTCTTCGCCCAAATGGACTCGGGATAGCGGCTGTGCAGCAGTTCGAACGCCCGCTTGCCGGAGTGGTTGTGGCTGCCGCCGTAGTGGCCGACGTGCACGAGCCAGTAGAGGGTTTCGGGAATGCGCGGGTCGGTCGGGTGGGCGTGAGCGTAGGTCAGCATCTCGTCCCAGGCATCGACCGCGCCGGGCGGCGGTGTCGGCTCCGGCTTGTCGTCTGCATGGTCGGTCTTGAAATAAAGGGCGCGTTCGGCCGCCGCCTTGATGGCGCCGGCAGCGAAGACCTCCGGCGTGCGTAAGGGCGCAGCGCCGCGGCCGCATTCGCCAAGACAGGTCAGGTCGGTGGCGGCGTCCGGCCAGACGCCGTCCTGGAAATCGCTCTGGAAATTCGCGCCGGCCGACTGGTAGCGGACCAGCGGCGGGGGCGCTGTGGGGCCGCCCGGTCGTTTCAGGATGATCCAATCGGTCCAATAGCGCTGGAAATCGGCGACATGAGCCCCCTCCGGCCGCTCATAATCGATCAGGTCGGTGCGAATGCCTGGGATTTTGGCCAGCACCACGAACTCGGCGAAGCGTTTGTCGGCGCCCGGCCGCGCCATCTGGGTATCGTGGAAGTCCTTGGCCATGATCGGCAGCAGCGCTTCCAGGTCGTGCGCCAGCCCGTCGATAGCGACGTTGTCCTGGAGCAGCACGGCGCGGCCATAGCTGGTCAGGGCGACGTCGAGGCGCAGTTTGGCCGGGATCGCCGAGTTGCGCGACAGGGAGATACGATCGGCCAAGGGCGCGCGGTCGATGATCGCCAGGGCGTCCTCGCCCCAACCAAGCGAGCCTTTGTCGCCCACACCATCATAGATACCGGAGCTCTGAATCTGGTCGATATCCCAGCGTTGCCGAACACAGGCCTCCGTGGTCGCATCCCAGGTGTTGGGGTAGTCTGCTTCTCCGCAAACCCTGTGGCGCAAGGCGAAACGGGCGAAGTCATCCAGGCTGGAGGCGACTTGGGCGCGCTGGGACGCGAAAATGTTGCGGTCGCTAACCGACAGGTCGGTGCGAGCCAGGATCGTGTCCAGCCGCCGTCGGCTGGCTTCAGGCGGCGTGCGGATGAGGGTCAGGCGGATGATATCGTGTTGCAGGCTGAGCCAGCCTGGCGCGGACGGCGGGATGGAGCCGGCGGCGGTCAGCAAGGCCGGCGTCTCGACGTCTTGCGCGTCGATTAGGCTCAAGGCTGCGACCAGCCATGCGGCGTCGTGGCTTGCTCGCCAGCGCTGTGTCGCGTGGGCGAGGGCGCTCCTGCGTGAGGTTTCATAGCGGGCGATGGCCTGATCGGCCGCCGCGCTGTCGCTCGGCAACGGCGACGGTGGAATGGCGCGCAGGGTGTCGATCCAGTCGAGCGCTTCGGGTTTCGCGGTCGCCGCTTCGCCGAGGTCGGTATAGTCGCGGAACACCGACGCCAGATGCGGCGACGGCGCGGCGGCGTCGAGCTGGCGGGTGAGCTTGATGAGAAATCCGCGTGGGTCTTCGCGAAACGCGACGACCTCGTTTAGCGCAGGCAGGCGGTCGCGCCCAAGGGCGCCGGCCGGCGCGGCGGCCAGCGCGGCGATGGCGGCGTGGGCCTTGGCGTAGGCGCTCGGCGTCTTGGCGATAAGCGCCTGGCGGACCTCGGCGCGGACCGCCAGATAGAGGCCGCTGTCGCGCCAGGGGGAGCGGGCGTCCCTGGCGATGGCTGTGAAGCGAACCGCCGCGTCGTCGTTGCGGCCCGCATAAAGCGCCAGCGCCGCCGCCTGATAGTCGCGGTCCATCGAAAGCCAGGGCGGCATGTTCGCGATCGGCGGCGGAAGCATCGCGGAAGGGTCATGACAGGCTTTGAACACCGCCGATTGCGCCGCGACCCAAGCCAGTACGGTCGCCGACTTTGGACCATAGCGGCCTGCGCGATCGGTCAGCGTCGCGGCGGCGGCCTTGAAGGCGTCGGGGAAGCAGTTGGGGATCGAGGTGTTATCTGGGCCGGGGCGCTCGGTCTCGATATAGCTTGTGTCGTTTGCACCCGTGACGGCGTTGCGCGCCTTGATCCAAACATTTGAGCCGCCTGAATAATCCGTTGTCAGGGTCGGGTCATTGCAGCAGGGCGTCGCCAGGACGTTGCCTGTCGCCTCGCCGACGGCTTGCGCGTGCAGCAGACGCCAATCGATGTAGCGCATGGGCCGAGGCGCGGTGCGCTTTACGATCCCCAGCCGGCCATTGAACCAGGCCAGCAGGTCGGCGTGGTCGCCCTCGTACTGGTCCACATACCAGGGCTCAGAGCTGCTTGGGCCGCTGGCGTAGGTGTTCGCCGTCCAGCCGAACAGAAGCATTATAACGAAGACGGCGGTCGTCGGTCTAATTCGCCACCAGCCTTTAGCAGTCTCGCACCGATACAGTTCGGTATCCCGTTCTTCTCCCCATTTTCCGTCTCCCTCGGGCTTGTCCGGAGGGCCAGGCGCCCAGCGGCCGCGGCGCTTGAGCGCCGTCAGGCGCCGACGCTCCGGACAGCTCGACCCTGGGGACGAGCCCGAGGAAGGCGGGGGGTGGGGGAGATGGGCCACCCAAGATTTCAGGTCCTTGCTAGGCATTAGGCCCCTCACCATCGCGCAGCCTCTTTACGCAGGGTCGTATAGTCGGACAGGGCCCAGCTATGCGGATCGAACAGATAAAGTCGTCGGCCATCCGCCGGCGCCTGGGACAGAGGCGCGTCGGTCGAGACCGCGAGGGCGGATCGGCAGCGCGGGTTGGCGAAATCGCCGCCGGCCTCCAGCTTGGCTTTCAAAGGCTCGCCGCCGGGTCCCATGCGGAACAGCATGGGCACGATCTCGTCCACGGGCGCCCCATCAAGCCAGGTCTCTGTCTCGCACCAGGACGCCAGCGCGGTCATCGACAGCCGCTTATCCTTGGGCAGGCCGCGCCGGACGTCTGACAACAGATCTAGCAGAACGCCGCGCTCCGACCCCCTGACCTCGAAATCCACCTGCAGGGCATCGGCCCCGGCGACTTGGCCAAAGGCCAATACTGCCCGGGCCGCTTCTCGGCGCTGATCGGGCGTCCATGCCAGAGGTCGCCCGCGGTCGATCTGGACATGGACCAAGGCCGTCGAGGGGCGCCCCGACATCCGCAGCGGAAAGCGCCGGCCGCGGGCTTGCACGCCATCGCCGCTCAGCACGACAAAGCCGCTTTGAATCGCGACGTCAGCTGTGTCGCCCAAGAACCGGAGGTCTTCCGGCCGCTCCCAGGCCCACACGACGACGCGGTTGGGCGCACGCGCCGAGCCCAGCATCACCACCGCGCAGATGAGCATCATGCCCCGAGCCCACATGGCAGGAGGGTCGCTCAATCCGACGTCGCGGCCAAGGCTGGAAGCGGCTCCGGCGCCGAAATATTTCAAGCCGGCGCGGCCCAATAATCGCCGTCCTCAAACGCGATTCACGACGCTATATGCATGGCCGCAGCCTAGAGGAGACGGCGATGAGCGGTGCAGTCCTTGGACGGCGGAGCTTGGTGGCGGGCGCCGGCCTCTTAATGGCAGGCGGTGTCGGCGCGCGAGCTGCGGCGGCGCCCAAGCCTAAGGTGGCGATCAAGACCAATCACGGCGTGATCGTGGTTGAACTCGAGGCCCAGCGGGCGCCGCTGACGAGCGCCAATTTCCTGCACTATGTCGATACCGGCCGATACGATGGCGGATCGTTCTATCGGGCGTCGCGAACGCCAGGCTCGCCAAAGGAAGGCACGATTGTCGGCGGTCCGTCCGAGCGAACCCACCGCTATCCGCCGATCGCCCACGAGAGCACGGCGATGACCGGCCTGCGGCACACGACGGGCACGATCTCGCTCGGTCGCTACGCGCCGGGGTCGGCCACGGCCGATTTCTTTATCTGCGCCAGCCCGGAGCCCTATCTGGACGCCCATCCGGGCGCCCCCGTCCCCAAGGGCGGCGGCGACAACCTGGGCTACGCCGCTTTCGGCCAGGTCGTCGCTGGCATGCGTGTCGTGCGCACGATCCTGGCGCTGCCGACGCCTGGGAAGTCTCGCTTTCCCGACATGAAAGGGCAGTGGCTGGACCCGGTCGTGCCGATCTTCACGATGCGGCGGGTCGTGTAGCCAAGCCACCAAAGCATTTAGCGGTTGTCGGCGCCCCGCGAATCACCGATAAAAGCATACGGGTTGAATTTGCGGCTGGCGCTGACGCCAACAACCGCCCGAGCGTCAAGCTCTCAGACTTTCAAACCCCCTCTCTTCTTTATATGAGGCGTCATGGCCGATCACGCGCTATCCCTTTGCGTGAGGCCCTATCGCGAGGCCTATGACGAACAGGTCGAGCAGGCGATGGGGGAGGGCTATAGTCTCACCGCCTTCGCCGGCCTGATCGGAGTGTCGCGCCGCGTGGTGGATGGGTGGATCGCGGACTATCCGGCGTTTGCAGAGGCCGTTGGGCGAGGTCAGGCCCGGCGGCTGATGCATTGGGAGCGGGCGGCGCTGGAGGTGGTCGAGCGGGGCGGCGCCGGCGCGGCGTCGGTGATCCTGTTCGGCCTGAAGACGCTCGGCGGAGACGACTGGGCGGACGGCGGCGAGCCTGATTCAGGCCCAGATACAGGCGCCTCGGTCGTCATCTTCGCCCTGCCGGAAAATGGGCGGGCTTGACCGCAGACTCTGGAGGCGCGCATGGCCCCAGCCGAGGTGCGCCAGATTAGGCCGCAACCGGGTCCGCAATCGCAGTTTCTGTCGAGCGCGGCGGATATCGCCGTCTATGGCGGGGCGGCGGGCGGGGGCAAGACCTGGGCGCTGCTGATCGAGCCTCTGCGCCATATCGAAAACCCAGGCTTTGGCGCCGTCTTCTTTCGCCGCACGACCGTCCAAGTGAGGAACGAGGGCGGCCTTTGGGACGAGAGCCATAAGCTTTACGCCGAGATCGGCGGCGCGCCCCGCAAGGCGGCTTTAGCCTGGAGGTTTCCGTCCGGCGCCGGCGTCAGCTTTCGTCACCTGGAGCATGACAAGTCCGTCTATGGCTGGCAGGGGGCGCAGATCCCGCTGATCTGTTTCGACGAGTTGACCCACTTCAGCGAGCGCCAGTTCTGGTATCTGGTCAGCCGCAATCGCTCCACCTGTGGCGTGCGCCCCTATGTGCGCGCCACCTGCAACCCCGACGCCGATAGCTGGGTCGCGCGCTTCATCGCCTGGTGGATCGATCCCGAGACGGGCCTGCCGATCCCCGAGCGCGCCGGCGTCTTGCGCTGGTTCGTGCGGATCGGCGATGCGCTGGTCTGGGCTGATCGGCAAGACGATCTGGCCGAGCATCTGGACCCCGTCGGCCGCCGGCCGATCCCGCCGAAATCGCTCACCTTCGTGCCCGCCAAGCTGACCGACAACGCAGCGCTGATGGCGGCCGACCCTGGCTATCTCGCCAATCTGATGGCCCAGCCGACGGTGGAGCGGGAACGTTTGCTGCTCGGCAATTGGAAGGTGCGGCCGGCGGCCGGGCTCTATTTCCAGCGCGGCTGGTGCAAGCTGGTCGATGCGGGGCCGGCCGAGCTCGATGTGGTGCGCGGCTGGGATCTGGCGGCGACGCCCAAGACCGAACGCAACGATCCGGACTGGACCTGCGGAACCAAGATCGGCCGCGATCGGCGCACAGGGCGCTTCATTGTGCTGCACCATGTGCGCATCCGAGACACCCCGGCTAAGGTCCAGGCCTTGATCAAGAACACCGCCAGCCAGGACGGCCCGTCAGTGGAAATCAGCCTGCCCCAAGATCCCGGCCAAGCTGGAAAGGCCCAGATCGCCGCCCTGACCCTGGCGCTGGAAGGCTTCGTCGCGCGGGGTACGCCGGAGACGGGGGATAAGCTGACCCGCTTCGGTCCCTTCTCCGCCCAGGCTCAGGCGGGCAATGTCGATGTGCTGCGGGGCCTGTGGAACGAGGACTGGTTCAGCGCCCTGGAGGGCTTCCCGCAGGCCGCCCACGACGACGATGCCGATGCGACCTCAAGGGCCTTCAACGCCTTCCTCCACCGCCTGAACAGCCAGGGGCTGCTCGACCTCGTGCGCCGCCAAGCCGTCGGCGACGCCCCCACCTTGGCGCCAGGGTCGCTGGAGTGGGAGCAGACTAGAGGCGGAGGGTAAGTTTTTGATCCCTTCCCCCTCGATGGGGGAAGGGGCAGGGGATGGGGGTGCTCGCGCCGACGCGGCGGAGGTATCCCTAGGTGGCGACGCCTCCCGCGCCCTCGTCGTCAGCCGCTGTGGATAGACCCCCATCCCAACCCTTCCCCCATAAGAGGGGGAAGGACTTATCTCGTAGCCTCAGGAGCCGTCTCCCATGCCCCCACCCGGCGGTTTCCGCACCTCTTTGAGCTTCAATGTGCAAGGCCCGCTGAGCCAGGCGGCGTTTCAGCCGAGCGGAGGTGTGTTCTCGCCGGGCCTGCCGCTCCAGCCGATGGAGGGCCAGCAGCCGACGCGGGCGTTCGACTTCAATGTCGGGATCAACACGGTCGTCACCCCGCGGTCGGGCTTCGCCGATATCCATTCTTTCGCCAGCTTGAGGGCGTCGGCCAATGTCGAGCCGGTGCGGTTGGCGATCGAGACCTGCAAGGATCAGATCGAGCGTCTGGACTGGAGGATCAAGCTGATCGACAGCCAGGCCGGCAGGTCCGATCCGGCGCAGGTCGCGGCGCTGACGAAGTTCTTCCGCAAGCCCGACGGCGTCACCCCCTTCGCCACCTGGCTGCGCGCGGCGCTGGAGGACTTGCTGGTGATCGATGCGCCGGCGTTCGAGCGCCGACGGGACCGGGCCGGGCGGCTGATCGGGCTGGACGTCGTGCCCGGCGACACCTTCAAGCTTTTGGTCGATGAG